CTCAGGGGTGGAGAAAACACCAAGAACCGCGAGGACTCGATCAAACCAGAGAGTCTGGGCGTATTGGTCTACCTACTCAGCCACAAGGATGATTGGCGGGTAACCAACCGGCAGATCGCCGCACACTTCGGCATATCGACATCGAGAGTCACAACCATAACGAATGATCTGGAGGATGCGGGATACCTGACTCGCATTAGACCAGTGCAGGAGGACGGGTCCGTCGTTTGGGACTGGCTAGTTAGCGATAGTCGAGATCCTAAAATACGAGATCTCAAAATGCTTGATCTTGAAATGCCTGATCAAGCATTTCACGACCTAAGTAATACTGTTTCAGAAGAAATACCATCTTTAAGTAATACCAAATGGAAAGAAGTACTGTGCTCAGCTCCGCCGAAACATGTATCGGAGCAAGCTTGGACAGAGTGGTGGAATCACAAGATTGCACAACGGAAGAACCGAAGACCTAGCCAACGCATGATTAACATGCACCGCGCTGACTTTGAGGCGCTGGTTGCGGCAGGGCATCGAGACTTCTCAGGGCTGGTGCGCAATGCAATCAACCGAGACTGGCAGAGCATCGGCAAACCTGACTGGTCAACCGTCGAGGCATTCAAGAAACAGAGCGACACCGACGAGTTGCTGGGGGCGATCCGATGATAGAGATCAGAGACCTCAAGCAAGAGCTATCACAACACGCCCATATCCTCTGTATGGAGCTTTTTCCTGAAGGCAAGGTGGAGTCGGGTACCTTCAAAATCGGCTCGACACGGGGCGATGACGGGCGTTCTTTGAGCGTTATTTTGAACGGCGAAAAAGCTGGGCAGTGGACTGACTTTGAGTCCGGCGAGTACGGCGACATGCTCGACCTCATTCAGGCAGCGCAGGGCTGTTCACTGAAAGATGCGATGGAGTATGCGACCAAGCGTTTCGGTCTTAGACAGAGATCGCCTTCGCAAAAAATTAAAGCGGCGGAAAAGAAAACCTACAACACCCCCAAGGCACCAGCGCAAGTTAACAGCGATGTCCTGCACCAGTTCCTCGAAGACCGAGGGTTTAAGGATCTAGGCGAGCTGTGCTTCCGTCACAAAATCTACGCTACCGAGGATCTGCGCACCGCTGGCACTGACTTGGTGTTTCAGTTCTTTGATCCGAACGGCAAGTTGGTGTTCCTCAAGAACAAGCCGATGGACTACGAAGGTAACCCCTCACAGTGTGGGCAGAAGAACCTCAAGCCGATTCTATTTGGGTGGCAAACCGTACCGGATCACGCACGTTCTGTCTGGATTACCGAGGGTGAGCTTGACGCTATCGCCGCACGAGAACTTGGATTCGCTGCGTTGAGCATTCCCAGCGGTGTAAACAACATGAACTGGATTGCTCACGAGTTCGACAACCTTGCGCGGTTCGAGGACATCGCCATAGCAACAGATAACGACGATCCTGGGGAATCATGTGCGCAGCAGTTGCTGAAGCGGCTTGGTGATAAAGCGTTCAGGGTTAAGTTTCCAGCGAAGGATATTAACGACCTACTGAAAGCAAAGGGGTACGACGCAGCCCGACAGATTCTTGAGCAAGCGTTTGACCAAGCCAAATGGCAAGACCCTGAGCAGCTTAGATCGGTGGTGGAGTTCGAAGATGTCATCGATGACTACTTTGACCTATCGCTCGATGAGTCAGGCGGCTACCGCACCGGCTTCAACAAGATCGATGAGAACGATTTCAAACTGAGACCGCATGAGCTGATTGGTGTTACTGGCATCAACGGTCACGGCAAATCGATGTGGCTCAACATGCTAGGTCTCAACATGATCTCTCAGGGAGCAAAGGTCTGCATCGCCAGTATGGAGATGACGCCCAAGCACACCATGGGGCGGATGATGAAGCAGATGACCGGCGAGGCTCGACCTGAGAAGGACTTCCGCAAGAAGGCTCTCGATTGGGTAGCACCGAACCTCTGGTTGTTCGTTGACAAGCTGACGCCTAAGCCTGATGACCTGATGAAGTGCTTTGAGTACGCCTACAAGCGTTACGGCATTACCGTCTTTGTTATCGATTCGCTGACCAACATGGTGCGGCAGGACGATTATCCAGAGCAGCAGAAGTTCGTTGAGCGGTTGGTCAATTTCAAGCAAGCCTTCCCCGTCACCGTGTTCCTTGTGACCCATGCTCGTAAGGGCGAAGACGAGGGCAAGGCTCCCAACAAATTTGACGTTAAGGGTAGTGGCTCGATCACTGACTTGGCTGACTCCTTCTTGAGTGTTTGGAAGAACAAGCGGAAGGCAGATCACCTAGACGTTTGCGAGATCCTCGGCAGAGAACCAGACCCAGAGATAGCGAAGGGCTGGGACATCTACCTACACGTTCTCAAGAACCGTAACGGTGGATGGGAGGGGCAAGTCGGCTTCGATTTCGACGCTCGCTCCTGTCAGTACGTCGAGACCCGAAAGGCGAGTCCGAAACCCTTTGTCCGAAAACCAGCAGAGAAGGACAGACCGATATGAACCAGCAAGAAGACTTTGCACAAAAACTTCGGGACGCAGGGAAGGAGGTCAGCAAGGCTGAACGAGACCTCGCGGCAGCAGAAGCAAAGGAGAAACGCACCTACGCCAGCCTGATGATTACGGCGCAGGTTAACCACAATTGCAAAACGGCGGCAGCACAATCGACATGGGCAGACAATCAAGAACAGATGGAACAAGCGAGGCTAAACCGAGGACTCGCAAAAGGGCTACTAGCAGCAGCAAAAGCAAACCTACTCGCAGCCGAGGTCGAGTTCAAAACGTGGCAGACCAACATGGCGACGGTACGTTTCGAGAAGAGGATCTACGGGACTTGAGTATACGAGTCACATTCAAAAGCCCTGACGTTGAGGATTCGGTGGACCTGTTTGAGAAAGGTTTCATCGGTGCCATGGCAGCGGCGGGGGCAGAGTACAAGTTGGTTCTAGAGAACCTACAAGTTTTTTTGGAGCGGGAAAAATGAAAAGCCCCTACCAAAAGCTCCTGCTCATCGCAGTAGCTGTGGTCTTGATAGTGACGGTCTCCGGCTGCGCCCATGGAGGCAGAAGCCAGCTAGATTATTTTAAGCCTGAGCACGTTAACTGCTCGGACAACCAAATCAAAATCTGTCGGCAATTTGGACCTCATTTGATCTGTGAGTGCAGACAAAAATGAAGTCACACAGAGCAACAAAAGAAGAACAGGCTTGGATGGACGCCATCGTGGAGCACGGTTGCGTAGTCTGCAAAATCGAGTGGGGCATTCACACCCCACCTGAGATCCATCACATCGACGGTAAGACCAAGGCGAACTCTCACTTGTTGACGATACCGCTTTGTTTCAACCATCACCGAGAGGGCAGTGACTGCTCGCAGTACACCAGCCGACATCCCCACAAGTCACGCTTCGAGGAGCGTTACGGCACTGAACTACAGCTACATGGAGTGTTATATGAAGCAATCATCGGATGAGTACCCCAGACCGGATCAGGTTTTCGGTCACACCAAATTCACCACAGTCGAAGACGATGTCCCGAACGAGCACCCAGTTTACGGCGAGCAGGACATGGTCAACAGCCCTGACCATTACGCCGACGCGCCAATCGAATGCATCGACGCGATGACGCATTGTTTCGGCATCGAGGAGGTTCAGGTATACGCCAAGATCGCAGCCTTCAAATACTTGTGGCGCAGCAAGTATAAGCATGGCTCGGACGCCGAAGATCTTGCGAAGGCTGAGTGGTACATCAGGTTCGCTAATGGGAATGATCCACGGGATAAGTCTTGAGTGCCGCTGCCCGTCGTAAGGGACATAATTTCGAGCGCACCATTGTCAACAAGCTCAAGGATGAGTTGGGCGTGGAGTGCAAACGAGTCCTCGACCAGTACAGGGAGGGCAGCCTCGGCGACATCATCCTCGACCCATTCGTGATCGAGTGCAAACGCTACGCCTGCAAGTTCGACGCACCACAAGCATGGTGGGATCAGGCATGGCAAGCAGGGCAGCACATGGACCTGACGCCGGTACTGGTATGGAAGTTTGACCGGAGACCCATACAGGCGATGGTCCCGCTGTCCCTGCTGGCAGACAACTACCCACACAACAAGAGCTACACCGCTCAGGTGAGCTGGGAAAACCTCGTAATGATTCTAAGGGAGGAGATCGATGGAGATAAGATCGTTCAGCCAGCTACATAAAATTTGCGAATCGGCGGCGAAAAAAACCCACTACCCCTCAGTCATCGAGGAGCTGCACAAGAAACTACCAAGGGAGTGGTGGGACTGTGGCGAAGCTACTCTGTGGTACTTCCTGCCCAGAGCCATACTGGATCTACCGACAAAGCTTGAGAGGCAAGAGGCGATAGCCAGTATCCCAAAGGATACAGACCCGCCCAACATGAAGGGCTTCGTTGAGAGTGGCGTCATAGCGTTATGGCGTCAGGAGAAAAAGCGTGTGGCGTGATGACCTTGCCAGAGGCGAGGCGGTAGAGCGCGAGTGCCTCGACAAGATCATGGTGGCGTTCAACAGCGCCTACCAAACCTTCGGCAAGGACAGTCGCTTCGATATTGAGATACCTGAGATCGACTGTAAGGTCGAGGTCAAGTTCGATCCCAAGTCATTAGATACAGGGAACATTGTCGTGGAGTATTTCCACAACAAGCCAAGCGCCATGCTGGTCAGCGAGGCGACTCACTGGCTGTTTGTTACGGGGGAGGAGGAGATTTGGATATCGTTCGACCAGTTGCTGGCTTGCATCCTAGTGGAAGGGCTTGAGCCGGTCCAGATCCATGGACCTGATGACCGGCATCCCAAGGCGGTGTTTCTAGTTCCGGTAGAAACGCTGAGGAAGTACGCTAACGCTTCGCAACCATTAGTTTGAAAAGCTTCAGCGCATAGGGTGGCATACGGTTGTAATTAACGGCGTCAGTGCTCGCGCACCAGCACTTCACGGTGTTGAGGCTGGCATCCATCATGCGAGCAGCCTCAGCTATGCCGATGTCATGCTTTTTGCGCAGTTCGTTGAACTCTTCGTTTGTGGTCACTTGATCCTCCAAACGCAGATTGTACCATCGACCTTTCGTTGTCTGCCAAGCCGACCAATGCGCTCCAATGCTCGAAGCAAACCAGCCGTAGTCTTGCGATCCTGGGTCTCGACATACTGCCCGATCTCCATCGTCGCCGCAGTGTTGGCATAAACCTTATTCGTTAGCGAAGATCCGCGACCAGTTGGCATGTCGCCCGTTTTGATTTCAAGAGTTTCCATTTGCCGCTCCTTTGTAGAAGGTTTCAGACTCTTCCTTGGCTGCTGCCCACGCGCCTTGAATAGCCAAATAGTAGACCTCGTTCTGGACATCGCAGCAGGATTCGATGGATGTCACCCCGCCCTTGTGAATGGTCAACCCCGCTCCGTCGAAGTCACCCAACATCATGGATTCTTCGGTTTCATACTCGACATCAAAACTAAGCGATTTGCCAAGCTTCATTCCCAATAAGATCAGCGATAGTTCCTTGCTGGATTCTATGGTTAGGTCTCTCATTTGCTTTTCTCCTTCAGCCATTCGCCAACAGTGAGGTCACTGTCGGTTACGGTTTTTACTAATTCGTTCCAGTCATCCCAAGCCCAAGAATTCTGCCCACCCGTGAGCACGTTCATCACATGCTGCCAGATGGGGTCATCGTCCCCGCGATTGGGGACGTAGCGGACCTTGAGCTTCGAGTGATCATCAATGTCGAATGGTTTCTGCATTGCAGCCCTCCGACGCTTCTTTGCCAGCCGAAACGGCATGGTTGATCAATTGACTAGCAAACTCCGGCTCAGGCGCACAGTCGTGCGCCATGCTTGTGAAGAAAGCAATGCCGACATAGACCGCTTCGATGACATCTATTTCGGAGTGTCTGAATTGTTCGCAAACATCCAGCAAGGCGTCCGAGAAGGAGTCCATTTCGTTACGCTGGTTCTGATCACTCATTAGATCGCCTCCAGAAACGTGACATCGAGTTCATCGGTTGCTAGGTGCGAGAACTCAGGCTCACGGGTGACGTTGACGCAGAGCATTGCCCTACCAACTCCATCGACTGCAAAGCTGAACGCGATTGTGTCGCCAACGCTGGCTTGCTCTCTCAGGACTGCCGCAGGGATGTTGTAGCGTCGATCCTGACGCCCACCCTTGCCGTTGACTCGGTAGAACCGGATCACGGTTTTGGTGCCATCGGTGAAAACCAAAGGCAGCTCTTTCTTCTCGCCGCTGGGCAGCGTGTCGAAGTTAACGCCGAACAACCTAGCCAGAGCGGCAAGCTCTTTGAAGCAGTCAGGGTTACCTTTCTCGATCATTGTTTTGGTCAGAACCTTGCTGACCGCTGG